ACGCAATGACCGAATGGGGGGTGATTTTTGATGCTTAACCCAATTCCTAATTTCCCGATGGGGGCGCCATGATGCAGCTTTCATTACAACTTGCAACCGAGGGCGCCGAACTGGCGGCGGCAAAGGCCAATCGTGTTCATGCCGATTGGTCGGAAAAAGCGTTGGCCGCATGGCAGGAACACGCCCGCACGCATCAGCATTTCACGGCGGAAGACGTGCGCCTTACCCATGCGGACGCCGTACCAGCCGCGCCGGATCAAAGGGCATGGGGCGCAATCCCGCGTATCGCGATTCGCCAAGGTATGTGCCGCTCTGTCGGCGTGACCAAGGCGAAAAGCCCCAAGGTTCACGGTTCCTATACGACGCTTTACGAGTCCCTTATTTTCTGCGGGGTGGTGAAATGATGCGGCTTTATCTGGTCGAGAAACACGGCGGGCGGCGCTTGGACCTGGGCGCGTACAAATTCAACGACGTGGCTAATTGCATGATTGCCGCGCGCCGTCGTCATCCGTTCGTCGTCCGTTTGGAACGCTCGCAGGGCTGGACGTACGAAGGGATTATTGAACCGGGACCGCTGCGGCATCCGACGCGGGACAAGAATTATCCGACGCAACTGGATTTGCCGGGAACGTGAATATGGCAAATGAATGGTTGCGCCTTTGGCATGACATGCCGAACGATCCGAAATGGCGCACGGTTTCCCGCATCGCCAAACAGCCGATTAGCCTTGTTCTGGCGACATACATTCACTTGCTTGTTGACGCGTCACGCAATGTCACGCGCGGTCACGCAAGTGTCACGCCGGAAGATTTGGCAAGCGCGCTTGATGTGACAGAAGCCGAAATTGGGCCGATTTTGGACGCGATGCAGGGCCGCGTATTGGACGGAATGTATTTACTTGGATGGGAAGCGCGCCAGCCGAAACGCGAGGATTCGGGCGACGAAAAAACGGGCGCGAAGTCCGCCGCACAGAGGAAAGCGGAGCAGCGCGAGCGCGAAAAACAGGCGGAAGAACAAGCCGACAAAACTGGCGATGTCACGCAATGTCACGATGAGTCACGCAATGTCACGCTAGATAAAGATAAAGATAAAGATAAAGATAAAGAACTTAAAACCAAAGTCAAAAGCGTAAGCGCGCCCCGCGCGCCCGATGCGCGACAAACCTTGCTTGCGGAAGGCGTGGACGAGCAAACCGCCGCCGACTGGATCGCGCACCGAAAGGCGAAACGCGCCACGGCAACGGCAACGGTCATCGAGGACCGCAAGCGGGCTTGCGCGCAAGCTGGGGTTTCGCTGGCAACGGGGTTGGCGTTGGAGGTTTCGCGGGGCTGGCAGGGATTGAAGGCGGAATGGATTGCAAACGCCTTGGAACGCCAAGCGGCGGGCCGGGGGTTGCCCTTCCAAACCGCGCAGGACCGCGCACGCGATTGGGCGGACGTAACGACGGGAGAAACGAGCGATGAGCGGCGAATTATCGACATTACCCCCACTGCCCCGCGCTTGGGTTGAACGGATTTCTTCGCACATGCTGCTGACCTACGGCAAACGATTTACGGACCTTTGGGGCACGACCAAGCCGGATGCGTGGGTCACGTACTGGTGTGCGCAGCTTGCCGGATACACGGCGGACGAGATTGCACGCGGCGTGGAAGCGCTGGGCACGCGGGATTGGCCGCCGACTCTGCCGGAATTCAAACGCCTTTGCCGCCCGCCGCTGGACCCGCAAACGGCGTTTTACGAGGCGGTCGAGGGAGTGCAGGCACGCGAACGCGGGGAGCGTGGCGAATGGTCGCATCCGGCGATTTATTGGGCGGCGGTCAAGATTGGCGCGTATGACCTGAAAAACTGCGGGTATGCGCAAATCGCGAAACGCTGGGAAACGGCCTTACAGGCGATTTTTGAGGCGGGTGGCTATCTCCCTATTCCCGGCCCCGCGTTATCGCTTCCTAGGCCCGGTAAAGCGGTCCTAGACCGGGAAACGGAGGCAAGGCGCATGGCGGAATTGGCGGCGAGCGGGATTTTGCAGAAAAAACCGGACCCGCGTGGATGGATCGAGCGGATACGGGAGCGGCAGCGCGCAGGCGATGAAACCTTGCCTGTTGCCGCGATCCGCGCCGCCGACGCGGCGGAACGTGTAGACCAAAAAGGGGGCGACGAATGAAGCGCATACGAAACGCGTTGGAACCGTGGGGAATCCACTACGTGATGTATCGCATGGAACGATGCCGCAACGGGCATTGTTACGCACTTGGTCTGTTGGTAAAGAAATTGGAACGGGAAGAGTATCGCGACATGGTGGCGCGCAAGCTTTGGCAAACACGCGCGAAATTGGCGGCGCATATCGCGCATTTTGAAGCTAAACATGGGGAGAAAAAAAATGCTGAAACCTTTTGAACTTTTTGACGCAATCAAACGTGAATTTGACATCAAAAATGATGCCGAACTGGCGCGTAAATTGGACCTGACCGCGCCGCAAATCAGCAAAGTCCGCGCGCAGGTTAACGGATGCACGGATAGTTTGATTCTGCGCATCCATGAAGCGTTCGGCCTGACCACGCCGGAAATCCGCGAACTCGTCGCCAAGAGCAAAAATCAGTGTTTTGAAAGCGTCGAGTAATGGCGCGGTCAAAACTTGAAATTCTTTTTGGGCTTCATATGGCAAGCCTTGACGTTCCGATGCCGGAAGCGGAATTCAGGTTTCATCCGGCGCGGAAATGGCGCATTGATTTTGCTTGGCCTAGTTTGATGCTCGCCGTTGAATTGGAAGGCGCGATCTGGACACGCGGACGCCATACGCGCGGCGCTGGCGTGCTGGGGGATATGGAGAAATACAACGCATTGACGGCGATGGGGTGGCGGCTGTTGCGGTTTGATGGCCGCGCCGTGATGACGGGCCGGGCGGCTAGTGAGGTTGCCGCCCTGGTCCGTGAGTTAATCGCGCAAACCAATACGAATTAGAACAAGGGGACCGAATGGACCGGATTAAAGCCGCTTTACGGGATTGGGCAAGCTGGCATTTGCATCGTGAGAGCGGCGGCGGGCCGGGCGGCTATCCTCGTCAATCAGCGTTCGCAACGGAGCGCGTGCAAAACCTGAACCGCAGTACGGACACGTATTACGATTCCCATATGCCGCCTGATTTGCACGTTCTTGATGGTTACATTGAACGTCTAGCGCCGGGTCATAAACGCATTATCGCGGTTGAATATCTGGACCGCCGCCCACAAAAGGCAAAGGCCGAAATGCTGGGGATTACACGGCAAATCTATTCGGCGCAATTGCGCTGGACGCATGAGCAATTGAATTACCTGATGTATGAACAGCATCCATTGCGGCACATCGTACGGGACGGGAAGTAAGGCGGGGTGTCCGGTCGCCATGCCTGATTCAGCGGAACCCCTGGGCGCGGGGGCAGCAAAGCGCGATGTCTTAGGCAAGGACATATAGAAAGGAGGTTGCGCTTCCGCCTATTGCGACCGGACACGCATAGTGTCGCCTGCTTATTTCGTATTGTCAACGGCTGGCACGTAAAAAAGGGCGCCTGATGCGCCCTTTTGTTTGAGTGTTCATGGTTACGAGAATGTCGCAAAGGTCTTTTGCAGCGCTTGCCACGCGACACGCGAGATTGGCGAGCGGCCATTTTCCCAATTTTGTACAGTGGTGCGCGACACGCCGAGCAGTTCCGCAATTTCGGTTTGCGTGCGCGTGCCGCGTGCGGCCACGACTTGCGCGGGCGTGGCGGCGGGTGGGCGTTTCGTGTTCATATTTTGCTCTTTCAAGGGGGGCGCCCCGAGGGGCGCGGGTTGGTGTTCAGGCGGCGTAAAAAACTGACGGTTCAAACGTGATGCCGCCCCGTTTGCTGTAAGCGCCTGAACGTTCGTCACGACCAAACCAGCAAGACAGGAAGCCGTTCGATAAGCGGAGGGAAACGCGCCAAGGCTTATTGCTAGTCCTGTAACGGCCAATAAACCCAAGCACGGATATATCGCCATCTTCGTAACGAATCGCCCATGTCTTGAAAGTTGCGTTTCCGTACTTGACTTCCACCGACCCGTTAATCAGCTTTGCGTAGTGCTCGCCAACTTCCGATGCTGCGGCCTTTGCTGGGGTAAAGGATTCAGGCTTGATTGCGATACTCATTTTGCGTCCCCTGTCGGTTTTGAAAGTGCCCGGTGCGCTTCCATGTATTCACTATAGGCTCAAAATTTGAGCTTTACAAGGCAAAACGTATGGTGTGTTGCGTGCTGTCGCATAAGCAGCAAAAAGCGCCCCGAAGGGCGCCGGATGCTTTCGGATTGGCGCGGGATTAGTGCGCTATGACATAGCGTTTTGGATCGGATAGCACTTGCGCGAGCATTTCCCGCGCGCCGCCGCTTAGGGAATCGATGTCAACGTATCCCTTGATGCCCATCAGCGCGACGGCGATTTCAACCACGCATTGCGAGCGGCGGCGCACAATCGCCGGATAACTTGATGCCTTGTGTTCCGCCGAGGGTCCGTCGAGTCTGTCAGAGTAATACGGGCCGTAAAAGGTCCAGCTAGAACCGCGTCCCATCGGAGCGCCGACAGCGCGCGATGCGGTTTTCAGCGCTTCGGTTTTGCTCATCGTTTTCATGGTCTGCCCTTTCAGAGAGCGCCCCGAGGGGCGCGGGTGGGGTTAGGCGGTGCGGGCGATGCGTTCGGCTTCGATTTCTTCGCGGCATTCGCGGACGACGCGCAGGATTTCGGCGCGGAGAAAATCAGCATCTTTGTAAACCGGCATATCCGTGATTGCGTAGGCTTCCAGTTGTGCCAGTGCGGCTTGATACTTGCGGCACTTGAAGCCGCGTTCGTCGGAAAGCTTCGTCATTTGTTCAAGGGTTGCCATGATCCTGTCCTTTCGGTTTTAGTCGCGCCCGGTGCGCTTCCATGACTTAACTATAGGCTCAATTTTTGAGCTTTACAAGGTGAATATGATTTGTGTTGTTAACTGTCACATCATGCGCCGAGACAAGTAATCCATGCTATCTTGAACACTCAATAACACTTAAACCTTGAAAGGAAATGCTTTATGCGTAACTCTCAATTGCTCGCATCCGTCGCCCTGGTAGCCGTTGGCGGCGCGGTTCTTTGCACGGTATATGCCCAGCTTGCGCCACTGGCGGCAGCGCTTCCGCGTGCGCTTGGCGTGCTATTGGCGGGCGGTTGATGGGAAAACGCTAATCACCTTTTGTGCTGTCATGACAAAATAGGGTTTGCTTTCGCTGTCATGCACGATTTATAGTGGTTTTTGTAGTCTCGCAAACTGTCTCCAATACCGGATTTGCCCCGCTTGTCGGGGCTTTTTTTATGCCTATTCAACGCATCAGGGGCCGCAAATTGCAGGCGATACGCAACCGCGTGTTGCGTGAAAACCCACTGTGTGAGGTCTGCGGTAAGCGCGCTGCAATCGAGGTTGACCACATCAAGCCGCTTTACAAAGGCGGTGATGATGACCCGTATGACGACGGGAACAGACAAGCATTGTGTGAGGCGTGCCACGCTGAAAAGACCAAGCGTGATATGAGCCAAAGGCCCGAAATCGGGCTTGATGGGTATCCGATTGTTTAGCCGTGGGGTGAGCCAATGTTTTACATCACGAAGGCACAAGCGATTGATTCCGGCCTGACGCACGAGGGCAAGCTATTTGGCGTGCCCGCTTATTTCGGTACGGATTACGGCCATGCTGTGACAGCAGTTCCGAAAGTGCCAATCCTGCAACTGTATTGCCTGCTGTGTGATGCGCTGTTTGAACTGGCGTCCTATTTCCTGCGCGGGCATCACATACTAACAACCCCAATCAAGATCGAAAGGCCGCTTAAATGACCCGCGCAAAGTTCGTTGTGAATTCCATTACTCAAACGGCAGGATGGGGAAAGAACCCGCGCATTTTTACGGTGCGCCTGTCGCCAGTTAGTACAGGATCGGAAGAGAACGACGCTTTTTATTCTTCAACGCCTACCGGGATGATTGAGTTGGGCCTCGTGTCCGAAGCGGCGGGAAAACAATTTGAGATTGGGCAATCTTTCTACGTGGATTTCACGCCTGCGGGCAAATGATTGCCTCAATGGAACGGATTGCGCCCCGCGGCGTGTCCACGTGGCAATTTCCTACCCCGGTAGGGTGGGTAAAAAGTCAAAAAGCAATTTTTTCGGAAACCGGCCCGCGTTTCGCCGTTGGCAAGATCGCGAAAAAGCAAGTGGGGTTTCTGTACCGTAACGTTTCTGTCGAGAAACGCTCTAGCCAGGTTGAAAAATCATGCCATCAGGAAGAAAACCGACGCCGACGGCGCTAAAACTCGTCAAGGGGAATCCCGGCAAGCGCCCTTTGAATTCGCGCGAGGCGAAAGTTAAGTTATCGCGCCCGGCAATGCCGCCGTTCCTGTGCGATGACGCAAAAGCGGAATGGGATCGGATCGTTGACACGCTTTATACGGCGGGCCTGCTGACCGCATTGGACGCCGCCGCACTGGCCGCTTACTGCGCCGCCTATGGCCGCTGGGCACAAGCGGAGCGTGCGTTACGCCAAGCGGAGCAGGACGAGGACGGCGGGCTAGTGACGCGCACCGTAACCGGGAACCTGATTCAAAACACGCTTGTGGGCATCGCGAACAAAGCGGCAAACGATATGGTTCGTTTCGCGTGTGAGTTCGGCATGACGCCTTCCGCACGGAGCAAGGTAATTGCGGGTGATCCTGACGTAGCGCCCGACCCATCGGCGGAATTCTTCGGCTAAGGCATGGCGCGCAAAGCGGCTGATGATCCGGCGACGTTGTACGCGCAAGAGGTTTGCAGCGGTAAGCGCATCGCCGGGCCTGATATCCGCAACGCCTGCGCGCGTCATTTGCGTGACCTAGCGGAAGGCCCGGCGCGCGGGTTGGTGTGGGACGTGGACGAAGCGAACAAGGCGCAGCGCTTCTATCGTAACGTCCTGAAACTGAATGGCGGCGATTACGAGGGCAAGCCCTTTGTGCTGTTGCCGTGGCAGGCGTTCATTGTCGGTTCGCTGTTTGGCTGGAAGGCGAAGGACGGCACAAGGCGCTTCCGCAACGCGTACGTCGAGACAGGCAAGGGCAGCGGCAAAAGCCCGCTTGCGGCGGGCATCGGCTTGAAGGGCTTGACCGCTGACGGCGAAGCGCGCGCAGAGGTCTACGCCGCCGCGACGAAAAAAGATCAAGCCATGATCCTGTTCCGCGATGCCGTCGCGATGGTGCAGCAATCGCCAGAACTGGCAAAGCGCTTGAAGTCTAGCGGGGTTGGTCAAAACGTTTGGAATCTGGCGTACCTGCAAACGGGTTCGTTCTTCCGTCCCATCAGTTCCGACGACGGGCAGAGCGGCCCGCGTCCGCACATGGCGCTGATTGACGAGGTACACGAACACAAGACGAATCACGTCGTTGAAATGATGCGGGCCGGGACCAAGAGCCGGAAACAAGCGCTGATCTTCATGATTACCAATTCCGGCGGCGACAAAACCGGGCCGTGCTGGACGTATCACGAATACGGTTGCCGCGTGTCCGCTGGCGAAATCTTGGACGATGGTTTTTTCGCTTTCATCTGTTCCTTGGACGAGGGCGACGACCCGATACAAGACGAGTCGTGCTGGTACAAGTCGAATCCCAGCTTGCAAGACGCGGACCTGCCGGGCATCAAATACCTGCGCGAGCAAGTGACGGAGGCACGCGGCATGCCGTCGAAAGAGGCGATGGTAAGGCGCCTGAATTTTTGCCAGTGGACCGGCGCGGAATCGCCCTGGTTGTCGGCGGACGTTTGGAAAAGTGCGGGGCGTGATTACGATTGGCGGACCCTGCGCGGGCGCCGCGCGTACGCTGGCCTTGACCTGTCCAGTACGACGGACTTAACCGCACTCGTGTTCCTGGTCGAGCCTGATTTGGATGGCGAGCCGTGGATGCTTGTTCCGTTCGCGTGGTTGCCCGAGGAAGGGTTGGCGCGCAAGGGCGAGCATGACCGCGTGCCGTATGTCCAATGGCATGCGATGGGCTATCTAGAAACGACGCCGGGACGCGCCGTGAGCAAGCGCAGCGTGTTACAGCGGCTTGCCGCATTGTGCGAATTTTTCGAAGTCATCGCGGTTGCGTATGACCGCTGGCGCATGGCGGACCTTATCGCGATGGCGACCGATGACGGCATGTCTATGCCGCCGATGGTCGAGTTTGGGCAGGGGTACAAGGATATGTCGCCTGCCGTCGAAGCATTTGAGGAAGCCCTGTTGAATGGGCGGCTAGTGCATCCGAATCACCCTGTCCTGAACTGGTGCGCGAACAACGCTGTCACGACTTCGGATGACGCGGGCAACCGCAAGCCGTCGAAGGAAAAGGCGAACGGGCGCATTGATGCAATCGTGGCCGGGATCATGGCGGTTGGTATCCAGTCCGCCGAAATCGATACGCCGATTGACCTTACCGACTTCCTCAACAACCCGATTTCTACATGATCCGATGGCGAACCTTTTAAACACGTTCCGGCGTTGGTGGGGCAGCGGCGGCGCCATTGGCGAGCATTCAGGCGCGCAAGATGGCTTGCCGTCCGCCGCCCTGGTATCTGATGTGGCGAACATCGGGACCGATGGCGCGTTGCAGATTGCGGCGGTGTGGGCGTGCGTCGAGCGCCGCGCCGCCGTTATCGCGAGCCTTCCGTTTTTCGTCTATCAGACGGTGAAAGGGCAAAAGCAATTGGCGCGCATGTCGCGGCTGTATGCCCTGCTTCATGACTCGCCCAACAACCGCATGACGCCGTATGAGTTTTGGCGCGCTATGGTCATGAATCATGACTTGCGCGGTAATGCCTATGCGCGCATCGAGCGTGACGACACGGGCGAAGCGCTGGCGCTGTGGCCGATGCCTGCGGATCAAGTGCGGCCTTTCGTGATGGATGACGGCACGATGTTGTACGAGTATCGACTAGACGGGAGCATTGCGATTCTCGCAGAGGAAAACGTATTGCATCTGAAAAACCTTGGAAACGGTACGGTGGGCCTGTCGAAGCTGGATTTCATGCGCGCGACGACCGACGAAGCGGCCAAGGCGCAAACGTCGGCAAGCAAGCTGTTTGGCAACGGCGGCAAGCCCACGGGCGTCCTGATGGTCGATAACGTCTTGAAGCAGGAACAGCGCGAGCAAATCCAAAAGCGGTTTGCGGAAATGGCGAGCGGGCCGGTATCGCGCCTGTACGTGCTTGAAGCGAACATGAAATATCAGCAGCTTGCGTTGGCGCCCGAAGACATGGAACTGTTGGACACGCGCCGATTCACCATCGAGGAAATTTGCCGGTGGTTCGACGTGCCGCCCGTGCTGGTGCATCACTCCAATACAACGACCTGGGGCAGCGGCATCGAGCAAATCGTTGACGGCTTCTACAAACTCACGATTCGTCCGATGCTTGTATCGGTCGAGCAGGCGATACGTAAGCGCGTCATGACGCCGCGTCAGCGCGCCACGATGACCGCTGAATTTGCGATGGAAGCCCTTTTGCGCGGCAACTTGAAGGATCGTATGGACGTGTACGCGCGGGCTGTCCAAAACGGCCTTAAAACGCGCAACGAGTGCCGCCAGTTGGAAAACGATCCGCCCATTGCAGGCGCGGACGAATTGACGGCGCAAAGCAACCTTGCCCCGCTGTCGATGCTGGGCAAGTTGAACAACGGCGGCGGCGAGGAAGTCGCCCCGCCCGTGGAACAGTAAAGGGGCAACCATGCTAGTGCAAAAAACGCTTGCGCTTGAAGGCGTCGATTTGAAGTTGGACGAGAAAACGGGCCGGTTCGCGGGCTATGCGTCCGTGTTCGGCGGCGTCGATTCGTACGGCGACACGATCATTAAGGGCGCCTTTGAATCCACGCTCCGCAACAACGGCAAGCCCAAGATGTTTTTTAATCATTCGTGGGATATGCCCATCGGTAAATGGGTGACGGCGAAAGAGGACGACCACGGGCTATTCGTTGAAGGCGAGCTTACGCCGGGCCTTGCGCTGTCGTCCGACGTTGGCGCCGCGTTGAAGCATGGGACGCTGGACGGCCTGTCCATTGGCGGCTATCTGAAAAAGGGCGACTACGAGGAAACCGAAGGCGGGCGCGTGATCCGCAAATGGTCAAGCCTTATGGAAGTGTCCCCGGTCGTCTTCCCTGCCGACAGCGCCGCGCGTATCGACCTGTCGAGCGTCAAGAGCGCCGAACTGATTGAGGAAATCGCAGCAATCGAAACGCTGCGCGAATTTGAAGGCTGGTTGCGGGATGCAGCGGGCCTTAGTAAAGGGGCGGCGCAAGCGCTGACCGCCCGCGCAAAAGTGATCTTGACCACGCGGGACGCGGGGGACAAGGACGCCGAAGCGAAAGCCGCACAAGACCTTGCCGCGCGTATCGCGCGCATCGGGGATATGTGCCGGTAAGCGCGCATTCCGCAAACAGCAAGCCGCCTTTCTGGCGGCTTTTTTTATACCCAAGAGGGACACAATGGATATCGTAATCAAAGCAATCGAGGGCGTCGAAGCGAAGCTTGCCGAAATGTCGAAGAAAGCGGAAGCCGAGTTTGCCGCAATGGGCAAAGTGTCGGAGGACACGAAAACCGCAATCGAAACGCTGGGCATCGAGCAACGCACGCTTGCCGACCGCCTGCTTAAACTGGAACAGAAAGGCACGGCGCAGCCTGACGACAAGTCGAGCCTGACTTCGTGGGGCAAGCAGTTCGTAGCCGCCGACGCGTTCAAAGCGTTTGCGGGCGGTCAAACGCAAAAGGCGCGCGTGGAGGTCAAGAATACCCTGACCGGCAGCGCTACGACCGTGGCGCCGGATCGCAAGCCGGGCATCGTGCCGGGACTGGCGCAGCCGCTGACGATGGAAGCCTTTTTGCCGTCCCTGCCCACGTCGAGTAATGCGATTGAGTTCGTCCGTGAGAACGTCTTCACGAACAACGCCGCAGAGGTCGCGGAGGGCGCCGCCAAGCCGGAATCTAGCATCACTTTCACGCTTGTGAATCAGCCTGTTTCGACCGTCGCGCACTGGCTGAAAATCTCGCGCCAACTGGCCGCAGATAACGCCGCCCTGGCCGCGTACGTCGATTCGCGCCTGACCTATGGTGTCAACCTGCGCGTGGAACAGCAGCTTGTGAACGGCGACGGCAGCGCCCCGAACATCAACGGCTTTATGACTTCGGGGAACTTCACGGCGCACGGCTACGCTAACGCCGCGCTGGGTTCGACCCTGAAACGCCTTGTGCTGATCCGCAAAATGATTGCCGATTGCTGGATCGCGGGCGCCCCTGCTGATGGCATCGTCATGAATCCGATTGATTGGGCCAATATCGAAATTGACCTTATCACGACCAACGCGGGTCAAACGATGTACAGCGTTTCGGATTCGGGACAGCCGCGCCTGTTTGGTCTGCCGGTAATCCAGACTATCGGCATGACCGCCGACACGGTGGCGGTTGGCGCGTTCAGTCAAGCGCTGACCAAGTACGACCGTGAGGGCGTGGTTGTCGAAATGTCCGACAGCGACGGCGACAACTTCACCAAAAACCTTATCACCATCCGTGCAGAACGTCGTCTTGCGCTCGCCAACGAACGCCCGGCAATGATCCGTGCCGGTGATCTGACCCCGGCGTAACGGGGTGAGGGGCGGCGTTCTCGTCGCCCCTTTTTTAGTGGAGGGAATCATGAGCCTCGTATCCATAACCATTCGCGGAACGGTCATCACGTCGCGGTATGGCGTGCTGTCGTCGGGCGATGTACTGAGGACGGACGCCGAATATGCGCGCCATCTGGTCGAGGATTGCAAAGCAGCCGACTACGCCGCCGCAAAGCCTGCCGCAGAGGACGAACCCAAGGCCGCGCCGCAAGCGGCGGCACAAGGGCGCCCGCGTAAATCCAAAGGATGATCCGTGTTAAAACTCGTAACCGCCGCGACCGTCGAGCCGATAACGCTGGAAGAGGCGAAGCTGTTTTTGCGTGTCGATACGGACGCCGATGACACGTTGATTACCGCGCTAATTCCGGCAGCGCGTGAGTACGCGGAACACTACACGCAAGCCGCGTTTGCTTCCGTCGTGTACGAACTTGCGCTAGACGCGTTCCCTGTTGACTGTATCGATCTGCCGAACGGTCGAATCGTCACGGTTACGAGCATCAAATACACGGACGAAGCTGGGGCCGAGCAAACGCTAAGTTCAGGCGCGTACGCCCTGTCCGATTACGGCATGGTCGCATTCGTCTATCCGGTGTCGTCGTGGCCGGTGGCAAAGGCTGTACCGAACGCCGTACGTATCCGCTATTCGGTGAGCGCGGGCACGGTGTCGGCGGCGGCGCGTACCGCAATGCTTGAACTGATCGCGCACTTTTACGAGAGCCGCGAAAACGCGGGCGTTGTACCGCCGTGCGTTCTGCGCCTGCTGGACGTGTCGAAGGTCTACCGATGACGACTATTGGCGATTTGCGCGACGTGGTGACGATCCAAGTTTCGGGCGCGGATCGGGACGATATCGGGGACATCGTGCCGTCATGGGGCGCGTACGTCACGCTGCGCGCGAACGTGCGTGACCTGACGGGCCGCGAACTGATCGCAGCGCAGGCGGTGCAAAGCCAAGTCACGACGCAAATTACGATTCGCTTTCGCGATGACATCGTGCCGTCCATGCGCGTCGTCCGTGGCGCTGATGTCTTCGTGGTTCAAAACGTGCTGAACCCAAGCGGCAAGCGTGATTGGCTCGTGTTGATGTGTGTTCGCGGGGTGGCAAATGCTGAAAGTGTCTAGCCGTTTGAGAGGCAATCTTGACAGTGCACTCAAACGCCTTGAATCCGAAGTAAGCGACAAGGTGTGTTTGTCGGGCGCCGCCGCAATGGCGCGCGTGCTGTACGCGCACGCCGAACAGAACGCCGCGATGCATCACAAGACAGGCAAGTTGGAATCGGCCATTCGTCGGCGCTACGTCGAGCAGCGTTCAAACGACAAGCGCAAAACGTATTGGGTGACGTGGAATCCAAAGGTTGCAAAGCACGGCCATTTTCTGGAATACGGCACGTCCCGCGCGCCCGCGTATCCGTTCATTGCGCCCGCGTTTGACCACATCAACGAAGCCATCGATGCGGGGAAAAAACAGATGGCGGTGCGCTTGCACAAAGAGACTGAATCAGGGGGCGAAACATGACCGTTGAAGCGGCCATTTTCGACGCCCTGCGCGCCCTGGTCGGGGACCGTGTGTATCCCGATGTGGCGCCCGACAACGCCGCGCGCCCGTATATCACGTATCAGCAGATTGGCGGGCAGGCGGTCAACTTCGTTGACGGCGCGGCGCCGAGTATGAGGAATTCGCGCTTTCGTATCAACGTGTGGGCGGATCGTCGCGCCGATGCGGCGGCGGTCAATGTCCAACTTGAAGCGGCGTTGCGCGCCGCGCCGACGCTGCGCACGACAGTTTCAAGCGGCCCGGTTTCGCTGGCCGATCCCGACACGCGCCTGCGCGGCGCATCGCAAGATTTTAGTTTTTGGTTCGCTTAGTCCGCCCGTTCGGGCGTTTCGTTTAGCCGCTTTCGAGCGGCTTTTTTTATGTCTGAATGAAAGGCAAAAATCATGGCTGTCACTCTGCCCAACGGCGCACTCGTCGCCATCGCCAACGGCTACGCCACTGCGCGCGCTATGTCCGCTGTTACCAACGCGGACCCCGCCGTTGCGACCCTTGAAGCGTCGCACGGCATCGTAACCGGCGACTATATCGAGGTCACGTCGGGCTGGTCCCGCCTGACCGATAAAGTGGTGAAAGCCGGGACCGTGGCAACCAACGATGTCCCGTTGCTGGGCATCGATACGACCGCAACGAGCATCTATGCTGCGGGCGCTGGTGTCGGCACTGTCCGCCGCGTCACGGGCTGGACGCAACTTTCTCAAATCCTGCAAAGCACGAGCAACGGCGGCGAACAACAGTTCCTTGAATACCAGTTCTTGGAATCGGACGCGCAAAAGCGTATCCCGACGTTCAAGAGCGCGGCTGGTCTGCAATTTTCGATTGCGGACGATCCGAGCTTGGCGGGTTACATCCTTGCCGCCGAAGCGAACGATGACCGTATGCCGCGCGCCGTGCGTATCACTCTGCCTAACGGCGCCGTGATCGTCTACAACGCCTATATTTCGCTGAACAAAACGCCGTCCCTGACGGTTAACGAAATCATGGCGTGTGAGGTCACGCTGTCCCTGCTGAATGAGCCGGTGCGCTACTAATGGCAAAGCTGACCTTGAAAGCGCCGCCGACGTTCTGCGCGAAAGTCGGCGTCCCTGTACCGGGCGGGGCGCCCGTGCCGGTCGAATTCACGTTCAGGCATCGGACCAAAACCGAACTTGAAAATTTCATGTCGTCGCGTGAGGGTGTCTCCGACCTTGATTCAATCATGGAAATGGTTGAGGCGTGGGACTTGGAGGAACCTTTCGACCGCGACGGCATGGCCGCGCTGCTGGAAAACTACGCGGGCGCGGCGCTGGCTATTTACGTCGGCTACGTGGACGAACTGTTGCAGGCGAAAAGAAAAAACTGAGAGCGGCGGCACGCGCGCTGTACACGTCGGGACCGACCGAAGCCGAAGCGGCTTTGTACGGCCTGACGGTGGAAGAGGCGAGCGGGCCGCCCGTCGAGGTTTGGCCGGAAAACGTAGACGCCGTGAACACGTTTATCAGCATGTCAACGCAATGGCGCCCGTCGTTTGGCGGCGTGATCGGCCTTGATTACGCCGCACTGCCTGCGGTGCTGGACATGCTGGGGATTAAGCGGAAAAAGCGCGGCGCCCTGTTTGACGCACTGCGCGTGATGGAAGACGCGGCGCTAGAAGTGATTCGCGCATCAATGGACAAGAGGGGCTAGTAATGTCGGACGTGATCGGGCGTGGCGTAATCGAAGTTTCGGCGGACAGTAGCAAACTGAACGCGACCATTGCCCAAGCGCGCACGCGCCTTAAAGCCCTGGGCGAAGCGGGCAAGGACAGCGCAAAAAACGCGTCATCGTCCATTGACCGTTACATCAAGGGTCTTGAAACCCAAAACGCCACGCTGGGCAAGTCCAAGCGGGAAATCGAGCTTTACAAGCTGGCGTTGAAGGGCGCGAGTGACGAGCAGTTGCGCGCCGCGAATGCTGCACTTAAAACGCAAGAGGCATTTGCCGCGCAGGCGAAGAAAATGGACGCGCATACCGCGCGTATCGGCAAGCTTAAAGATTTGGCTAAGGGCGCGATGGCTGGCATTGCCGGTTTGATCGGCCTTGCTGGCGGGTTCAGCATCGCGGGCGTTATGGACATCGCCAAGGCGGCTGGCGATTTTCAAGACTTGGCGGAAAAGACGGGCGCAAGCGCTGAATCGTTGGCATCGCTTGCTGTGTCCGCCAAGGTCGGCGGCGTCGAAATGTCCGAGGTTGGCGATGCAATCGTAAAGCTGAATAAGAACTTGTCGGGCGTCGATGACGATTCCAAAGAGGCAGGCAAGGCGCTTACCGCGCTGGGCCTGAGCATCGCGGACATCAAAAAACTTTCCGGCGCCGACCAACTGGAAGCAATCGGCAAAGCGTTCAATCAGTTTGAGGACAGCGCCGCAAAATCGACTGTTGCGCTTGCCCTGTTCGGCAAGTCCGGCGCTGGCATCCTGTCGTTCCTCAAAGAGCTTGGTAGCGAAGGCGGGCGCCAAGTCATCCTGACCCAAGAGCAGATCGAGCTTGCCGACGAATACGCCGACAAGCAAGCCAAGTCGCGCGCACAAATTTCGTTGCACGCCCAAGCGATTGCCACGAAGCTTTTACCGATGATTTCGCAGTTCACGGAAAAGCTTGCGGAACTGGCGAAGAACGAAAACACGGTAGCAGCCGTGAGTACGGCGCTTAAAGCGGCGCTTTCGTTTGGCATCACGGTTTTCCAAGGGTTCGCGGTTGCGGGGGCAAACGTCGCGTTTGTCGTGCGCGGCGTTGCCCGCGAAATGGACGGCTTGAAGCGCATTGTGCTTGCGCTTGCGCACGCGGATTTCAAGGGCGTCAAGAGCATTGCGGCAGAGGTTAAAGCGGGCGCCGTCGCGGATCGCGCGGCGCTTGAAAAATTCGTGACTGGTATCCGTGGCCTGACGCCTGCCGATGTCCCCGCCATTGCGGGCGGGGCGAAGCCGAAGGATGCGAAGGATGAGAAGGGCACGAAGGGCGGCGGTAGAACGCTGGTCTACACGCCGCCCGACGCCGACGCCAAGGCTAACGCCGCCAAGGCGGCATCAGAGCGCAAGGCACAAACGGACCTTGATATTGAAATCATCCGGCAGGGTTCCGAAAAAATCCTCAACACGTATCAGAACGCCGAGCGCATCTTGCAAGCGCGCCGCCAAAGCAACCTTGTTAGCGAAACCGAGTATTACGAAGGCAAGGCGGCATTGATCCGACTGGACGCCGACGAGCAAGCCCGCGTGTTGACCGCCGAGATTGCGCGCATGGAGCAAGAAAAGTTGACCGGCAAAGAGCGGTTGGCGAACGAACGGAAAATTGCGGAAGCGCGCGGCAAGCTGTCCAAGGTCCGCGAAAACGAAGCCGTTGCGCTTGACCTGAACGCGAGCGAACAAGCCGCCAGCGTGAACAAGATCAAACAAGCCTACCTTGATGCGGCAGCGGCGGCGCAAGAATACATCGATACCATCAAGCGGCAGAACGCGCGCATTGTCGAGGGCGCCGGGCGCGGTCAAAAATTCCGCGAACGACAGGAAGGTATCAACGCGATTGAAGATAAGCTTTTGACCCGCAAAAACGAGCTTGATTCGGACTTGCGCCGCAAGGACATCACAAACGAACAGTACGCCGCATATTTGCAGGTTGCCGAAACCACGTATAGCGAAGAAATCAGGCTGTACAACGAGCGCACGGACGCAATCGAAGCGAAAAACGCGGACGCCCTGACCGGCATGACGGAGGCGTTGCACAACTACGCGGACGAAACGAAAGACATCGCCGGAATGACCGAACACGCTTTCACGAACGCCCTTAGCGGCATCGAGGATGCGTTTGTAACGCTGGCGACCACGGGCAAGCTGACGTTTAAGGATTTGGTGCAATCGATCCATGCGGACCTTGTGCGGATCGGCTTCCGGTCCCTGATTGGCAAGGGCGTCGATGCCCTGCTGGGCAATTCCGGCCTTGGTTCTGCCCTTGGCGGCGTGTTCGGCAGCGCGACGAATACAGCCGGGGGCGCAAAATCGGCCACAAGCGTGTTAAACGGGGCTACAAGCGTTTTTGGCAGCGCGGGCGAGCTATCAGGACAAGCCGCGCAAACGGCGGCGCTAACGGCCTCTACGACAGCCCTAACGGCACAAACGGCCAGCGTGTCGGCATCCACGGCGGGAATCACGAGCCTTGCGAGCGCGGCGGGCGCGGCGGCGGCGGCGCTGGCGTCGGTCGGCACGTCGGGCGCAACGGGGCTTGCGACCGGGGGCGCCCTTGGCGCGACGACGGCGGCAAGCGGCGCGGCATCAGCCGCAAGCGAATCCGCGCAGGCGACCGCACAAGCCGCAGCAACTACCGCGCTCGCAGCGCAAACCGCCGCCATCACGGCGGCAACCGCCGCAACCACTGCGGCGGCAACGAGTGCGGCGGCGTTGGCCGCTGCGGAAACTGCGGCGGCGTCCCTCATTGCGACCGCATCGGCCACGAGCGTTGCCACGCTGGCCGCGCTAGGGTCCGCCGCCACAGCCGCCGCCGCTGCGCTGGCAAGCGTGGCCGCAAGCAGTAGCGCCAAAAGTGGAATGGATATTTTTTCCGCTTTTTCATCGTCGGGCGGTCGCGCAATTGGCGGGCCTGTTTCGCCCGGTGGGTTGTACCGGGTCAACGAGCGTGGGCCGGAATTGCTGACGGTCGCGGGCAAAGAGTATTTGATGCTTGGGCAGCATGGCGGGGACGTGTCGCCCACGCCCACGGCGGCGCGCGGTGGCGGGAATACCTATCTCAATGTGACGGTGGCGCCGCCCGCTGGTTCGTCGCGGGCGACGGCGATGCAATTTGGTGCGACGGCGGGGCGGCAAATGCAATTGGCGATGCGGAGGAACGGCTAAATGCCTATTACGGTCCTGTCTGATGTCGTGATGCCGAATAACGTTATTGCGGCTGGCGTCCGAGGAAAAAACATGCGCTTTAACTCGCGCGTTCCGACTGACAACGGATACGAGTCTATCAATATCGCCTGGGCACAAACGCTGCGCCAATATGAACTTGGTATTGCCCCTATGGGTGTCGCGCAATGGCAAGCCATCGAGGCATTGCACGAAATCACGGAGGGCGGCGCCTTTGGCTTTCTGATCGAAGACCCGAAAGACAGTAGCGTTGCTGACGGTGCGGGCGTGGTATTGGAAAGCGGCGGCGGCTTTCAGCTTTACAAGCGCTATTCTCATGCCGGGTCCGGTCGGACCAAGGACCGCAAGATTACGCGCCCGCGTGCGTTCGGCTTCGTGTTGCTGGTCGATGATGTCCCGGTGGGTTCGGGTGGATATACGCTTAACGTCGAAACGGGGCACTTGACCATTCTTAGCGACCCCGACCCTGAAAACGTTTCTTGGACGGGCAAATTTTACGTGCCGGTGCATTTTGTCGATGACTCAATCGATTGGGAACTGGTGACGGGCGGCGCGGCGGATTCCCGTTTTTTGTCGGGTCCGTCCGTACTGTTGCAAGAGGTCCGCGAATGAAAAACCTTAGCGCTGGATTGAAGGCGCACTATGCGCAAGGCACGACCACACTTGCGACGTGTTGGAAAGTTACCCTTACGAATGGCGACGTGATCGCGGCCACGACACATGACAGTGACATCATTTTTGATGGCGTCACTTACATTGCGGCGAACGGATATAAGCCGTCCGAAATTGCAAGTAGCGCGGAATTGAATCCTGATAATTTGGAAGTCGAGGGCTATCTAGCGTCACCCGCCATTACTGACGAGGATATCCATTCCGGCCTTTGGGACTATGCAGCCATCGAGGTTTTTGAGGTCAATTACGCGGACCTGACCCAAGGGCGTAACGTCTTGCGCGTCGGCACGCTGGGCGAAGTGCGCGGCGGGCGTTCAACATTCAACGTCGAATTACGCGGGCTGTTGCAGGCGTACACACGCACAATTGTGCGGTTGATTATGAAAGAGTGTACGGCGGACCTGGGTGACGACCGCTGTACGGTTGATCTTGAAGCCATCACGGTAAATGGCACTGTTGATACCGTCGATGAAAATCGAGTCATTAACGACCCGACGCGCACCGAAGATGCGGATTGGTTCACGGGTGGGAAACTGACATGGCTAACCGGCGCGAACGCGGGCCGCAGCATGGAAGTAAAACGGAGCGCGCCGGGCGTCATCGAGTTGACGCATGCAATGTATGAGGTCATCGAATCCGGCGACACATACGAGGTTTACGCGGGCTGTACGAAACGCTATGTCGAAGATTGCATTACAAAACATGCAAACGGCCTGAACTTTCGCGGCTTCCCTGATTTGCCGCAGGAAGCGATTTATAAACAGGGTGGGACTGATCGTCTTTGAGGCGAAAGTATGGCGACAAGAGCGGACATAGTGACCGAGGCGCGAACGTGGTTAGGGACGCGGTTTCATCATCAGGGGAGCCAGAAAAAAATCGGTTGCGATTGTATCGGCTTGGTTTGTGGCGTCGGCATCGCCTGCGGCATTTACCCTGCTGATTTTTGGGCCTTGCCGGAAGCGGCGCAATTTCATGGGTACAGCTTGCGACCGTCAAGCGGAAAACTTGAAAAAGGCTGTGAAACGTTCGCAGCGCCGATTGCGGTTGCCGATGCCAAAGCGGGCGATTTCGTCCTGATGGCGTTTGAGCGTGAGCCGTCCCATGTGGCGATCTTGGGCGATTACCACGGCGGCGGACTGTCGCTTATCCATGCTTACGCGGGCGTGCGCAAAGTCATTGAACACGTACTGTCGGACGATTGGCGGGCGCGCATCGTCGCGGCATATGCATTTCCGGGGGTTGAATGAGCGGTAGTCAAATTGGCGGCATCATTGGCGCCATTATTGGCGGTGTCGTCACGCAAAGCGCGCAGGGGGCAATGGCGGGTTATGCGATTGGGTCTGGGATCGGAAGTATTGTTGCGCCCGACAAACTGCCGACGAATTACGGCCCGCGCCTTGAAGACCTGCGGGCGCAAAGTTCTGTCTATGGCAACCCTATTCCCATCGTGTACGGAACCGCCGCGCTTCAAGGCACGGTTATTTGGGCGATGGATATTAAAGAGGTTGCGACCGAAACTGAGCAAGGCGGCAAGGGCGGGCCGAGCCAAACGAGCGTTAACTATGCGTATTTCGGAAGCTTCGCGGTTGCGATTTGCGAGGGTCCGGTTAATGGCGTGTCGCGCATTTGGGCCGGTCCTGAAAAGCGTTTGATTTACGACGGCAACGCTTTGGAAGGCGGCGCCGTTCGCATCTATTTGGGCAGCGAAGATCAATTGCCTGACCCGCTGATTGAAGCGGACAAGGGCGCCGGATTCGCGCCCGCGTATCGCGGCACGGCTTATGTTGTGTTTGAAGATTTCCCGCTTGTGAAAGACGGCAACCGCTTCCCATTTTTGACCTTTGAAGTCGGCGGCGTTGTATCTACCTGCCCTGTTCCCGTATTGCAGCCGGGCGGGCGTTATCTTAGCGACCCTGCGCCCGAATTCGTTGCCAACGAACCGGACGTTAGGCAAATGTTTTACGACGCCAAAACCGCGAAGCTGTATTGGCTGAATAAAAACAGCATTGCTGGCTATTGGGAATTGGTGCGCTATGACCCTGTTACCAAAGTTATTGACCCTGATAGGCTGATTCTTGCCGATGATTCAGCAGATATCGAGATTGCATGGGATAACAACGGCGGGGCGCAATTCATCGTCAATTTTGAGCCGCGTTACAACATTGTTTCGCTTGAAAATTGGGTAATTGTTACTGG